GTGCTGGCATAGCCAGAGATCATTACAGAATTATCATCAGAATCGCCAGCTTCTGCTTTAAGCATGTCACTGCTTAAATAAAAAGTCTTATTCATTGTTGGCTCCTGGTGACTCACTGGGCCTACCGCCCTGTGCTGGATTTGCTGCTGAACCAGCTATATTAGCAGGTACACGCAGCGCATCATTACCCTCAATTGCTCCAAAGCGTAAAGCAGCTCGCGCTTCATTTGGAGTAATAATACCACTGTTTACTAGTGTAGAATGGTACTGAGCAATGTCTTTTAGTTCTGGTTGCAGTGCGCTAACAGAACTGGTTATGGGTTCTACATCATAACCAAAAAATCTTTCAATTGCGGACACGTACTTGCGTACAACAGGCAGTACGGTTTCTAAGTAGAATAAACGCAAGTTAGGTGAGATATTGGCATTGTTGCCGCCGTGTAATAGAATAGGCGGTACTCCTAGTGCCAACAAGATTTTTTCTTGATGTGTGCGCATGGCTGCATCAAAGTCCATGTCGCGAAAATTGGTTTGTGCCAGTGGCATGGGCTTTAGGCCCGAATCCAAGATCACTGGACGGCGTGTTCCTAATTTAGGATTGTACTTTTGCATCCAGTGTTGAATTGTTTTTTCTTTGGCAGCTTGCGATAAGGTATTGTCAGTACCAAATACTACGCCGAACACAGCACCATTGTCAAAAAAGTTCTTTTGCAGTTGCTGCATGCTGTAAATGGTTTCAATGCTTTGACGCGCAGCCGCTAAACGACTGGTACCGCGGTAGATTGATTTGCTGCTGGTATCATGTACACCAAATACTTCGTCTACTGAGAACTTGATTGAACTGTTTGAGTAACTGTAGCCGCTGATAAATGTCTTTTCGTCAGTTTCAATGTCTACTTGCTGTGCGGGCAGGTGGTAAAGAAAAGCACCGTCGTAGTAGATGAAGGCATTGCCTTCCAAGATCAAGTCTGTAAAGATATTTTTTCGAAAATCTTGTGCGGACTGGTAAGGATTAGGACGATAATTAAGTAAATTATTTAGCTGTTTAGCACGAGTGCCTGCAACCACTGAACTTGATAGACTAGACTTCACGTCGTAGTCAAGGCTCGCTGCCGCTTGTACGATCATGCTAACACCACGATTCACCGCCTCTACACGCTCAAATGCTTGTTCGTATATGGGTTGTGCTGTTGTGCTGACGTCAGTACCGGCTTCTAAGGCGATCTGTGGTTGTGCGCGATTAAACTTCTCGGCTACCCAGTTTGTGAGATTGTTGAGTAGCATTATACAAAGTCCTTGAAAAAGCTGGTGGTTTTAGCCTGTGGCGTCTTGCCCTGAGCCAAATCACGCTTGCGTTCCAACCAACGTTGTTGCAGTGCAACAGTATGTGGTAGCGGTGATTTGCCATAAACACCATGCAATTCTACATGATGGCGGTTACACAGTGTAAACACATCCACATATATTTGTTGATGATGTTCGGCTATAAATTGGTCGCGTATGGCTAAGACACCAGCATCTGTTGTGATATCATGGCCAAGACGCTTGGCCCAAGTTTCCAACAAGTAGTTTATGCTGGCAAGATGATGCAGTTCCAAGTCCACACTAGTACCACAGATGTAGCAGTGAGGTTGCTTTTCGTATGCTGACTTGGCGCGGTCACGTATCCACTTGACTGCTACGCGTTTATTGGTGTTGGTGCTCATGGTTAATACACAAATATTTTAAACCTATTATACCACCACAACACCCCCACCACAACTCAAAATTTTTATACCACATAGCTGTACAGTGCATAACGTAGGGCATCGGCCATGTGAGAATACTGGTCATGAACTGGACGTTCTTTTTGTGTGGTGATGTCCCAGCGATACTGATCCAAAACCTGCAGCACACGTTGGCAATGTGGCACAACAAATAAACGGTTCTGCTCCACAATATTCTGCAAGAACGTAATGCCTGGCAGCACCGCTTTTTTAGCCCCAACCGTGGCAATGTCGTGCACATACGCCAAGTCCGCAGCAAACTGTGCAGCTGCACCGTCAATAAATATGGGATCGCAGTGGTAGCGTTGAATAAATTCATGAAATTTTGCACAGTGTTCGGCTGTGGTTTTTGCCGCCGCCTCATACTCGTCCAGCACCCAGTAGTGTTCTGTTTGTGGGTCGTAGCCTAACACCACAAATGCTGTGGCGTCGCGATAGCCTGGATCACAGCCTGCAAAACACTCCAAGCGCTGCAACACGTCGGGATCGCAATCTAAAACCTGCGTAGCCACACTAAATTTATAGACCTGACCCTCGAACTCGGTAAAGCTGGCACAGTACTCTTGCTGAAACTGCTGATGTGTCATTGACCGCTTGGCTTCTGCAACGTCTACATCCGACATACGGGGATTTTCCAAGTAGTCAGCTTGGATTGAGCACCACTCTGGGAAGTCCAAACTAAATCCACGCTGGAAGAATTGGGAGAACCAGTTGTTGCGTCCACGTGGGGTAGAGATAAATATGGCTTTTGAGTTGGGCTTGTCTAGTGTGGGTCGCAACTGAATGTTGAATGCAGCCTCACCAGCCGATGTGAGCGCAGCTTCGTCGAATATTATCAAGTCATAGCTACGGCCCACGCAACTGTCTACAGTACTGATCGAACCCATGCGTATGGTGCTGCCATTGTCCAACTCAATAATCTTGTCCTTTAAATTATTTCTGGCAATTTCCAAGTCAAAGTGACCAATAAAACGGCGCTGCAGTTCGAAACTGATAGAACTCAAACTGTAGTTGGGTGACACCAGCAATACAGCACTATTGGGTACTAGTGTGACTAACTGCCCAATCACATTGGCTATATAAGTTTTGCCTAGGCGTCGGGCTAGTGCAGCGCACACAAAACGGTACTGAGGTGAGTTCACCGCATTGATCAGGGCAAGCTGTGCCGAATTTAGCTCATCCCAAGCTCCTAATAGCTTAAGATAGTTGGCGATAGGCAGCTTGATAAAGCGTTTGTCAACTGGGTACTCCGTGACCTCAGTGGTGCTAATATCACTACGACTTGTTATCAGCATTTGGATCTAGTAACCTGTTGATTAATTGTTGATAGTTGCTGCCGCCTAGTCCATCGTTGATTTGCACGTTGACCTGATTTTTGATATGGTGTTCACGCTGCTGCAGCTTTAAAAACTCTAATTCCAACTGCAGCTGATCCATGGTAAACTTGTGCGATAGTGCTAATAGGTCAGCAATGTCTTTATTGGAGCCAGTTTCTGACAACTCCATGTCTTGAAACTTCTTGTGTATAACCGCGTCTAGCGCAGCACGCAGTTTATAGCGGTTGTTGAAGCCAGCATCACGAAATACTTGATCGATGTATAACCTGACGTTGTGTTGAGCTAAGACGTCCGCGACCAGATCTGGTTGCAAGTCCAGTGCCTCACACACACCTTGTATGCTTTGTGTGTGCAGGTAGCAGTCGGCAATCTGCAAGTGCTCGGGGCTTATGCGGACGGTTTCGGCTGGTAGTGTTTGGGGTGGTTTCATCACGGTGATAAAAAATTATTGGATACTGGAGTGTAGCATGCTGGGGTGTGTGGTGTCTACCCAAGATTTCAGCACCTGTTGTGGTTTGGTTTTTTGTCTGATTGAACGCGTGTGGGTGGGCGCAGAGCGTTCTAAAAATGTCAAGTCTAAAAACCGCCCTGTCTATTTTATTTTTGTCAACCCATTTTTTCGCTTGTTGCAAATTTTTTACATTGTGTTGCGGCCATGCAACACCATCATTGTTTACAATTTTGTCACACAAATGCTCGCACAAAGCCTGGAATTGGTGTACTATTACATCACTGCACAACACAACACAACACAAGGTGAACAGCATGGCATACGACTACTACTACGACGATCGCTATGATGCTCCTGACTTCATGGATGAGACCAATGATGACTGGTGGAGCACCCTGGCTGAAAGCGTGATTGACTGGATGAACACCGACAAATCATTGTTTGAAGATGAGCGATATGAGGACGGATATCCTGTGGAATTGGTGAACGATTACATGGATAAGTTTATCGACACTCATCCTGATCTGGTATGCGATATGTACGATCGTTGGCTTGAGAAAACAAGTTTCTTCGATTGACACTTGACAAGGCCCGGTGATCCGGGCTATAATGTACACTCACTGACATAAAGGAAATACCATGTTCTTCGATCAAGCCGAGTTTGACCGTCAAGTAGGGGAATACCTTGCGCTGGGTATGACCCTTGCAGAATCCGAAAGCCTGGCCCGTTTGAATGAGGAATTGGCCGCTGAGGAATTCGAGCGTTGGCAGCGTGAAGAAGCAGAAATGGAATTTGAGGAATAACCCTACACTTGCAAGGGGATTGTGAATCCCCTATAATAGAGTCTCAGTCAAACAAGGAATGCAAATGAAAACCGTTCACTTTGAAACCCAGCGCTTCTACGATAACGCACAGGTGCTCGAGATTGCCATGCCAGAAGATGCAGACCGCTATGATATGTGGGATCTGGTACAGGTTCACTTTGATGATGCAGCCCGTGCTATCAGCGGCACTGTGGAAGTGATGGCGCTGGAATTGAACGCTAGTGCTATCGGCCCTGCTGTTCTGCGCGAATACGATGCAGGCCGCTACAATTTGGCATAACCCTACACTTGCAAGGGGATTGTGAATCCCCTATAATTGTGACTCTACTGGAGAACAGACCATGATGAAAGATGTAACCGCAGCACTGACCCTTACCGCTAGCCTGATCTTTGCAAGCGCACTGGTTGAATTGCCAAGCACTGCTGGCATTGTGGAATTCGCTACACTTGCTGGCGCGACCGCCATGTTTGCAGCACTGACTCTATATTTCTTCAAGGATTAACAACCAGCCAGCCCAGGCTGGCGCCAAATTATACTATAGTATAATTGCCCGTGTCAACGGCCGCGTGGCAACTTATTGGCATAAGCATATGAATTTTTGTTGTTTGCAAAACCTGGGCAACCCTGTATAATTCTCTACATGGACAACGCAACCGGAACCCACAGCATGATGACCTTTGACTTTATCCAATGCGACGAGTTTGTGACCGTGGACTATGAAATGACTCCACTGGAGTTTGCAGAAATGCTGCTGGACGATGTTAATCAAGAGTTGAGGGAATTGGCCTGTGAAAACATCGAAATGTAATCCGCCAAGGCGCGGCCCCATGCGGCCGCTGACTGGCGCAGGCAAACACAAAAATCTGTTGCGATTGCAACGCATGGGCAAAGCAAAGCATAAAGGCAAATCATGAAACTGTATATCTGGACTCAAGTTTTTGAAAACTACGGTTCTGCCGAAAATCCGCACTGGAAAGCCAAAGGTGGTTCGGATTATTTCGTGGAAAACATTACCGCAGAAAATCAAGATGATATGCTGATTCAGGCTATTGATTATGTTTCATATTCCAGCGATTTTTACATTGAGCGGTTCGTCGGTTTCGAAATTGTGCCTGATGACTTCGTGACGCAATTTGAGCGCGATCAATTGGAATATGAAGGAAAAATCGACTACCCTGCACTGGTAATTCAGCCAGGCATACTTGTCAAGAAATAACTTTCCGGGTGTTGCGAAATCGCAACGCCTGGGGCGCCAATTTTACTATAGTAAAATTGGGCGTGTCAAGCCGCAAATGCAAACTTTTTGCAAACAATTATTTTGCACAATCGACACAAAAACCACTTGCACAATTCTGTGAACCCTGTAAAATACTCTGCATGAACCAATACATCATCACCCACACGGATCGGCAGGGCCGGCTCGGTCAAGCCATTTGGACTGCTAAAAGCGAATCGCAGGCTATTGCCCAATTCAAACGGCAATGCAGATTCTCGCAATTCGTCAGTATTGAGAGGTTTTAAAATGGCAACCCTAAAAGCATATGCTGCTAAAGCGCAGCCAGTTATGCAAAGTACTGCTAATCGCGTATGGCGCATGATGCAACATAAAATGCCTGAATTGCGATTGTTTGAATGCCCGCAAATTATTATGAATAATCGTTTGCGTGCCACTGCTGGAATGTGCTGGTATGAAGTAAACAAAATTGATTTGGGCACTAAATTTTTGCTGCATTCTACAGAATATCAAGTTTATATGGAAAAGATTATTCTGCCGCATGAATTAGCCCATCAAGCCGATTTTAATCTTTTCGGTAAAAGCGAAGATCCTAGTGGGCATGGCGATCATTGGCAATTTATAATGGAAAAGGTTTTAAATCTGCCTGCTAACAGATATCACAGAATGGAGCGCGTATAATGATTGCATGGATTGGTACTATTAGCAGTATATTCGGGGCATTCTTGGTTGCTAATCAATTTTTTATTGTGGGGTATTGTTTATTTATCTTGGGTAGTTTATCCTGGGCATATACCGGATTAAAGCGGCGCGATATGGCACTATTCTGGCTTAATGCTATATTTTTGTGTGCTAATTGCATGGGCATTTTGAATAACATTTAAAACTCAACTGTTGCAGAAATGCAACAGTTGAGGCGCCAAAATTATATCATATAATTTTTGCCCGTGTCAACCCTGCAATTGTAAATTTTTTGGCCACAAAGCGACACAAACACTTTGCATTTTGCACTTGCGTGGCGTGCTGGACTGGCGTATAATCTTTTCATGCGTTGAACAAAACACAACGCAACCCGTGCCGAAAGGCTTTTCTGTTACAATCCTAAAGGATGCTTGAAATGGCTGAAAAAACTGTAAACTACACCGAGGCCGATACCCTCGCGCTTGTGCAACGCTATCAGGCCGGTGAAACGGTCGAAGCACTGGCTGAGGCTTTTGCCCGGTCTACCCGGTCGATTGTTGCCAAACTCTCGCGTGAGGGAGTATACAAGAAAAAAGAGTATGTCGGCAAGACTGGAGAAAAGCCGGTCAAAAAGGATGTCCATGCCGATGCTATCGGCGCAATCCTGCGCTTGCCTGAAAATGACATTGATTCGCTGACCAAAGCGAACAAGTCGGCTCTCAAAGCGATTTTCGAGGCACTTGCTAACAGCAAGCCGGTATGATACACTGCCTGCCGTGTTAATACCACGGCAGGCTTTTTGTATGCGATACTTTGCCATTATTTTTCTGACACTGTGCCTGGCCAGCGACCGGCGCGTTCCACAATTTGAAACGGCAAGGCCTTGCCACATTGACAAAATAACTGCAATGGTATAGGCTCCAGGGTGTTGCATTTTTGCAACACCGCTGGCGCCAATTTTACCATAGTAAAATTGCCCGTGTCAAGTGTTTCCTGGCAACTTTTTTGCATATGCTAATGAATTTTTGTTGTTTGCAAAACTTGATGCACACTGTATAATTAACGCATGGACAACACAAAACAAGGCAAGACAATGAAACGGGTTCAAGTGTATGACATGGATGGTACGATTGTAGATAGCCTGCATCGCTATCGCACTATCCGCAATCCTGACGGTACAGAACGGATTGATTTGGAATACTGGCGTGCTAATGAATATCGCGCAATGGACGATAAACTTCTTCCATTAGCCGAACAATACAAAGCAGATTTGGCTGATCCTGATTGCTATGTTATTATCGCAACCGCTCGCGTTATTAACCGGCCCGATGCCCGATTTATTGAGCAGGTTTTGGGATTGCCTGATTTTATTATCTCGCGTAAACCCAACGATTCACAATCGGGCAAAACCCTAAAGTGTAATGGACTGGCACGGTTTTTTAATCTGCCGCAATTCCAAAAAGCCGAATGGGCATTTTATGAGGATAATCTAGATTATCTCGGCGCGGTATGCCAACGATTCCCCAAAATCAAGCCGGTATTCTGTGCCAGCCAACAAGGACACTAAAATGGATTCAAAAGATATTTATACCGTTGGCGATTTAATTAATTTTTTGCTGCAATGTGATCCACACAAACGGGTTATGGTATATGACGAAGAATGGGGCGAAGATAATCCGTTGCAGCATATAGATATTGAAGATGATAGAATTATAATTTACGATTAAAATAAAACCCCACGGTTTGTGGGGTTTTGAGGCGCCAATTATATATTATATAATTTGGCCGTGTCAACCCTGCAAATGCAAATTTTGCAAGGTTGACACAAAGGTGTGGTATCCATACCACACCTAAGGCGCCAAAATTTTACCGCGGCAAAATTTTGCTGTCAAGCCCAGCCTGGCAACTTTTTTGCATATGCTAATGAATTTTTGTCGCTTGCAATAACTTTGCCAATGTCCCATAATGCTTCTGTTGCACAACGCAACGCGCGATTGTCCGGCGCTATCCGGTACTAGGTAAATCATGACCAAAAAACAATTTTTCGCAATTGTCGATACTGAAACCACGGTTGACGGTACTGTGGCCGATTTTGCCTGCATTATTGTTGATCGTCAAGGCAATATCCACAAGCAATGTGCGGTATTGGTCAAGGATCATTTCGATACTAAATCTCTTTTTTATATTCCCAACACTAAAGGCGATTGGTCGCAAGAGTATGCCGACAAAAAGCGTATTCAATATAACGCAATGCTAGATTCAGGCCAGCGTATGCTGGCAAGCAATCAAGCAATCAATCGTTGGCTAGATAAGGCAGTTTCACAATTTAATCCTACACTCACGGCATACAATTTGGCATTCGATGCCGATAAATGTCAGAATACTAATATTGACCTTTCGCAATTCTCAAATCGTTTTTGCCTGTGGAATGCTGCCAGTAGCCTTATCTGCAATACTAAAAAATTCCGTCAATTCTGTATTGAAAAGCACGCTTTTAATGCTCCCACAAAGCACGGCAATATGTCATACAAAACTAATGCCGAAATTGTTTGCGGGTTTTTGCGTGGTGAATATATCACCGAACCACATACCGCACTAGAAGATGCCCGAGATTTTGAATTGCCTATTCTGCTAAATATTATTCGACATAAACGCTGGCAAGATAAAATCATGACCTATAACTGGCGCAATGTTCAAGTGCGCGATAACTTCAAGGCAGTTTAAAATGGCGCATACAGAATTAATCGGATGGATCGGTTCTGTATGCTTTGCCACTTGTGCAATACCGCAAGCATGGCAAAGCATTAAACAAAAGCATAGCCGGGGATTATCGTGGGCATTTTTGATTGCGTGGTTTATTGGCGAGATTTTTACAATTGCATATTTGATCTTGACTAATCCCACGGCAATCCTGCTATTAAACTATGGGGTTAATCTCATCGTGTTGCTGATAATCCTGCGTTATAAAATTTGGGAAGGTGTTCAAAATGGTTGATTTTAAACAATTGCAAAGTTTTGTTGATGCGGTATATAATATCCTGGGCTTATATAAGCCGCTGGATATTCAATTCAGATTTTGCCAGGATTCAGAATTCGATGCGGAATATTGGCCCAAATTCAAAGATTCCGGCAAAATCAAACGGCATATAATCCGAGTTTATATTACTGACGATTTAAATTTTAATCGCAATTTTCAAACTCTTATTGCCCATGAATTGATTCACGCAC